ACAGATAATTTTATAAATTCGTTAGACCATTCAGACAGATAGGTTTGAGTAAATCCATTAGAACCGGAATGCTTTCTATTATTTAATTCAGTATTTAGTCTAGCTTCCGGGTCAAATGGAAAATGATAAATATCTTCAACAGTTTTATCATTTCCATCAGCGTCAATAGACTCACTTCTACGTCTTCCACAAGGAAAAGCTTTTACAAGCGGACTTTTGATAAAATATAATTGTATACTATCAAAATTATGAATTTCATTAAACATTATATAATAACCCCTTTACTTATTTATTCTGTTTTATTACTTAAAATTAGTTCCCAGTCTACAGCTAATATAGATGAAATAGTTAAGTCATTATTATTAACGTCTAACAAACAAATAGCTGAATATCTGTCATAGTCGTATATAGTTGCATTATCTGAGTATAAACCTATCGCATTAAAGTCTGTTCCGGACAGCATATCTCTAGGTACTATAAAGCTAAGTCTTACAATATTATTGCCGTTAGTGTATACTTTTTCAGGTTTATTTAATAGATAAATAAACCCAGATGTTCTATCACTAACAGTTATCACATTTCCTTCTTTGTCTACCTGTAGCAACATAATCTTCGTAGGTCTACCTAATTTAGCTATATCAAAATCACCTATTAAACAATCCGTTAAGAAACTAAATAAGGAGTCTCCACCTTTGTTATAAATTTTTTGTACAGGTATTTTTTTACCATTTATACACTGGGATAGTGTTACTATCCCAGTGTACTGTAGGCTATTTAAAGCTTTATTTTTCATAATCTTACTCCTCGCTCTCTTGTTCAATGTACTCAGTACTATCTAAAACCGGTATAATTGAATTGTCTAAGATACCGACATTCAATAAACCTTCACTAATATTAGATAAATCTGCATTAGTTTGTGATTCAGGCTCAAATAACATTGGAGACTCTGTCGCTGCAGTTTTGTTCATTCCTTCTAATGTCAGGTCTTTAAACCATTTTGCTTCAAGTTGGTCTTCATATTCAATTTCTGTTATATAATTACCTTGTACTTCATTCTTTCTGCTTATTTTACAAGTCATACCAGCTGGCGCTATATATGGTAATAAATCTATAAATAGAGTTATATCCAAAATGTCTTTTGGTATAATAATTTCTAATACGCCATTACCTAATATATTTATTTTAAATTGCCCTGTTGTTCCTGATGCTTTAATTAAGGACTCTCCAGCAATCTGTAACGCTTTTTCTGTGCCTTTATATCTTAATAATACTGGTATAGCATTTACAATAGCTGCAAGCTGCGCTTGGTCATAATTACGTCGTATTTTAAAACCTAAAGTAAGTGCAAGTAACTCTGTTAGTTTTTGGTCATTACTTCTTGGTAAGTCATACATGTCATCAACATTGTGCTTAACTGAATTAAGCACAATGTTGAATAACCAACTTAAATACTGAAAGTCTCTAGATGCACTAGGATATATAGATGGCACCTGATTTTGAACTTTAATCATATTAAGTTACCTCCTTATTTAGTTAAGTCTTGAAGACCTAGCTAATTGAATGCCATCTGTTAAGTGGTTAATATCTAATTTAGATATAACAAAGCTATTATTTACATTATTTATATCATAATTTATACTAGGATTTAACAATGTATTTTTTGCTTTGTCACTTTCAATGAAGTCTATTGCCATGTGAGGTTCTATTGAAACTGTATAATAAAAATCATTATTATAATCATTTTTAGCAAGTTCTTCCAATAACTGTTTTTCTAAACTAACTATTGAATAAGTTACTATATCCTCATCACTAATTTGAATTTTATTTTCGTGAAGGTAATCAAGATTGTCCTGCAAGTCATCAAGCATTTTTAGTATTTCATCATTATCAATACTATCTGGTATCTTAATTACACCATTCTCAACTTCAATATTATTTAATAAGTCAAGTTGTGCTTTTAATGTTACTAGACTAGATAGTGTAACTATAATTTCCTGTTCTTTTTCAGAAATACTTGAAATAAAAGAGCTATCTACTTTATCCAAGTATTCTTTAAACTTAGATAAATCTTCCTTAACTAGCTCGTTTAAAGAACTATTGTAGTTTATAAAACTATCAGCAAAAATACTAAGACTATCACTGTTATCAAAAATTATATCATCTGCAGCCTTTACTAAAGAAACTATATACATATCTTCATCTTTTATATCTTCGCTAGTATCCACTTGATATTTATTTTTTAAGCTAGCTAACTTAGGATAAGCAGTTGTTTTAACAATGTCTAATAATTGTGTATTTAACTGTTTACTTGTGTCTAACTCTTCTTTTAATTTAATAAATAACTGCGGGTTTTGCACTAGCTGCTCTACTACAAATTCATATGAAGATAAATCTTTGTCTCCAGCTATTAGTTGTAGCACCTTTAATACAGGTTTAATTTTAGGGTTATCTGAATGTGCGATAAGCGATTGTACTGCGTCATTTATTTTAGAGCTGTCAATAAAAATATTTAAAATAGTAGTTATGTCTGAAATAAAGGCGTCAGTTTTTTCCTCATTTAGCCATAAATCTTCTATATCATTAAACAATTCAGAAAATTTATCTATAGCTAAAACTGTTTCTAGGCACTCAAAACCATATGAAAGCTTTTCATAATAAATAGCAGATAAATTATCTTTAGAGCAATTTGGTGATGGGTTTAACACAAACTCATTAAGTGCTAACTGTCCAAAAAACTCATTAATTTTAGCTTTAAGAGGGGCTCTCCAACTAGATGCTATAGCACTATCAATAAAACTTTGAGCTCTATCATCTGATACTGGTATTTCAGTTTCTGTGCTATCTAGTATAGATTTAATAGTAGAATACTCAGTTTTTAGCTTATTCCATTCATTAATGAGTTGTTTAATTAGCATTGTATCACATGCGTTAACATCCTCTGCAGTTTGTATAAGCTCTTGTTCTAAGCTTCCTTCTTCGTATTGTATAAGCTTATTAATACGCTCCATAATATCAAGTGCTTCACTATCAAATAAGGTAGTTAATTGTGTAATAATATTATCTAAACCTGTAATAATTTTTGTATCGACTGTTTCACTACTATGCAAGTTTGTTACATAGCTAATCAAATCATTGATTGTTTTAAGTATATTTGTAAAAGATTCTGTTGGATTATTTATTATTGTAAATAATTCAGTAAGCAAGTCTTTTAAGGCAATATCTTCACTGCTACTTATAGCAGCTTCAATATCAGCTAAAATAACTGTTTTATCATAAGACTCTAAGGTAGCTTTTAATTCATTTAATGAACTTATAACACCCTTATTATTTGGTACTAAAGCAGCGTCTTTCGCAATATTTATTAAAGACACCAAATCAGTTATTTCAAGTCTACTCTTAAGTTTATTAACTAAATAAGTTATATTAATTTGATTAATATCCCTATTTGGTGCTTTTAACAACTCTAGCAGCTCTTTTAGCTTCTCACTGTCATTATCTGTAATAGTTTGTTCTAACTTAGAAATTACTTCTTTACGTTTAGTTAAATAATCAGCTGTATTTAGTTCTTTCGCCGCAGTAATGATATTTTTCCATGTATTAGGTAATGTATCACCAGATAACTCGTACTCAGTATAATTGGCTACAATATCTTTATCAGTTAAGCTTTCAATAGCTTTTGTAGCATCTGCTTTAAGCACTTCTATATCAGCTAACAACTTGTTTTTTATTACTTCATTACTAGATAATTTTTGTATAATTGCTGATAACTGCTCTTCTAGTTGACCATTTTTATTTAAAGAATCTAATAACAACGATTCTGATTCTATTATAGACAGCAAGTCATTATTAATTTCAAGAACATTAGTGTGCTTTGTACTATTTTCAACTGCATCACTTATATCTGTTTCCAGTAATTTTAAGTCGTTAAGCACATTAGTTAACGTTTTTGACTTATCTGAGATAGTCTGCTTAGTTTCTATTGAAAGGCTAGCTAAATCTTTTTCAGCATTAGTGACTAACTGAGTTTGTAAGTTATCTATTGTTGTTTCTGTAAGTACGTTTTCATTTGCACTGTTTGTTAAAGGAAGAAAACCTATTTGTTCTAAGTTAAGACCAAAAGTTTTCTCAGAAGCACTATCATTATTTCCAATTTTAAATGAGATATTGGCGCAATCAACTAATTTTAAATCATCAAAGAAGACAGTTCCTTGAGAATTATTTAAAGTCTTAATAAAGAAGCTACATGTTTTATTAATACAAATTGTATTAATACCTGGATGTAGATATAATTTGTTATCTACTAGACACTCATCACTATTAAATATACTAATTGCGTTTTTATCAGTTCCTGGAACTACTTGAAGCCAAGTACGGTTATTGCTAGTAGAGCCATCTGTGTATTGTAGATAAATACTAAATATACCATAGGTATTGCTACTTACACATGCGGATAGTCTTAAAGCATTATCATATTTATCATCTAAATCAATTATATTTTCTCTAATCTTGTCTAATCCGACTTGATTCCAGATGTCTAAATAAGATTTACTATTTAAAGTTTCACCTGTCCAATTACAGAAGTCATTTGAGTCAAAAGGAATTACTTCACCTGGCATTGTTTTAACGATTAAAGGCTCATGCTCTGCAAAAAACTTTAATTGGAAACTCTTTAGTTTTTTAGAATTATAATATACATCATCGATATTTATATTATTTGAGCTAGTCCTACATATTAAGTTTGTTTTAAAAGCTACTGGATACTCTTTAGCAGCTGGGGCAAAAGTTGAATATTTTGGGTCTGCTCCACCAGTAGAACGTTTTGTAATTTCTATGCTAGTGCTAAGTGAACATCCATTTTCGTTTTCAATTTTACGTAGTATTTGAGAATTTGATGAAGATACATCAAGTTCCAATGTACTACTAACATCCCATCCGTTATTATCTCCAGTAACTAATTCACCAGTATAATCAATTACAGATATTTTTGGTAATGTAATTATTTTAGTTTGGTCACTAGCAATAGTATATTCAACTGACTTACATTTTTGCCATGTGTCATCTATACAAACTAATTCATTATTATTTTCATCTACAATAGTTCTTAGTTCTTGGCTTGCCAATTGAATATTTTTAATAGTGTCTCCGCTTCCAAGGGTAATATATTGGTATTCTTGGAAAGTAACAGAAGCATCATTTGATAAAGTTAAATATTTAAAAGGAATTTTTTCTATTCCAGAGTCAAAAATAGTGGCAATATCTATAATATCAAATGTAGGTATTTTTACACTTCCCTCTAAGCTTACTTGCGTTCCGCTTGTAAAGAAAGCCAACTCTGTTTTATTTTTGTCAGTATAGAAAATATATTCCCCATCTTTTAACGTATAAGTACGGAAACCTATACCTTTTTCAAGTTCATCACAACCATTAAAGTTTTTGTAAATCCAAACTTCTGGGCTAGACTTAAAGGTATTTTTTGACAATGTTACTTTTGCAAAGTCACGAATTTCTACCTGTTCATTAGCTCCAAAACGGTGCATTGGTATCTGTCTGTGACTTTTATCACTAAGTTCAAAAGTTACGGTTTTATGTGCAGACGTACCTAATTGTGTGTAGATATCCGAGTCCATAATACCAAGTTCAAAACCTTTTGGTTTAATTATTGTTCCTGGACCGTGAATTTCAGTAACAGCCTCAGCATCCTGAGTTGTACCGTCAGCCGTTGTAGATGAAGGGGTATATTCAATGTATAAATACTCATTTGCTTTTAATTGATATTCTTCATCATTATTAATAATTGCTGGTTGAGCATTTTTTCCTATATTTTTTACTAAGTATATTCCATGTAAGTAAGAAGTAGGCAACAATCCAAAATAGTTTTTGTCAAAAGCAAGTAATTTTTCACTATCATTTGTTACATATTTACCAACATCATAACCTTCTCCAAAAAGCCTCCATAAAACAATATTGTTTTCATCTACAGGTTTAAAACTTAATAAATTGCTATATTTGTTAGCTGAGGTATTAAAGTTACTTGCACAGTATCTAATAAATTTTTCCCACTCGTTTAGTGACGCAGGAATAAATGGTACACATTCAAAGTCAAAAAAGATTTTCCAAGCACAAGCTGTTGGTAGGATAGGCTTGTTAGTCTCTTTGCTAACTTTACTTCTAAATTCATCTAATGTGTTGTTGACATAATCTTGTATATTTGTTAGTAAGTCATAACTAGTGATAAAAGGTGACTCTAAGTCTAGTTGAATTTCTAAAGGAACTTCTCCATTAGGTATAACATCTCCATCTTCATCTGTCCAAGCAAGTCTTGCTTTAAAATTATTATTAGTTAATTTTATACAGCCGCTGAAGTTTAATAGCTGTTCTGGGGTATATTCCTGTTCACTACTAGTTTTATTACTTTTAATTTTAATTACGATAGGTCCCTTATGGAATTCACTCATCATAGTTACTCCGCAATATTTACATTTTCCTGTAGCTTCATCCCTCACATGTTGACCTGTAGGATTTTCATTGCTAGAGCATATGTCTTCACCAGTAGATGCAGCCTCACTAAACTTAGAAATTTTCTGTTCCAAAGTAAAAGTTTTTTTGTACTCCGTTTCATTTCCAGCTTCTTTGTTAGTTGCATCAAGGTTACCAAAGTAATCTAATACTTTTTGCCATCTTATCTGAGTATTTGAATTAGACCACTTAGTTCTATCTTCGTCTAAAATTGCAAATAATGAATCAGCCTCTGCTGGTAGTGCGTCACCAATTAAGGCTTTATCCATCGCCAAATGATAATTAACATATGCTGGATATGTTTTAACCGTTGTAAAGTTTGGTGCTCTAAATTTTACAAATTCTCCAGCGCCTAGTTTTAGCTCTGAAAAAGTACTACCGTTATTAGTAGTTAGCTTACAAGAAGTACTAATGTCAGTTAAATTTTCATTTTCTGTAGGAGCAACAACTGAATCAGAAAATTCTAATGGTGTTGATACTTTATTATAAATAGGCTCACCTTCTTCAAGATAACCCAAATAAATATCAGTACCGTCAGTCCAAATTGTCTTAGGATTTTTATCATCTGGTACAGCTAGTTGTTCTGGTTTATCTGCCGCAGGTATTTCAGTAGTAATCTGGTAAGGTCCCTCTGAAAAACTTGTTTTAAATGTATTATTATACTTAAAAAGCGGAACACGACCCGCTAATACGTTTCTTATAGCCAGTTTATTAAATATAGCTTTAGCTTCTTCCGTATTAAAAGATGAATGAGTAACTTCATCACCATTTTCTATTTCAGTATATGTAAATCTGCTATCATTTTCTCCATCTTCCACTGATAGCCAATCAGAGGCCACAGCATATTCTACTATTTTTGGTATTCCTTTATCAATACTTTTAATTACAGAATAAGTAGTATATAAAGCTGGCTCATTTAAGGATGCAACTCTAATTCTAGAATCAGATTGCTCTATTACTTCTACAATGTTGTCAAAAGGTATTTCTTCTCCAAAGTCAAGCTCATGCATATTAAAAGCATTAGCTAATGCCACTTTAATATTTTCATTAATTAGAGTACCTTCTTCAACAGTTATTTTGTTATTTGTTGCAATAGTAGCATTTAGTCTCAAATAGTTATTAATACTGATAATATCGCCTACTTCTGGCGTTTTAATATTATGAGCTATTGTATTAACTTTTGAGTCTTTTAACTTATTAATAACTTCATTAATACTTATATCTGAATAAGCAAAAGAAGCATCATAAACTTTACCAATATCTTCTACATTGTTTTTAATCTGTGTATATGATTTAAATGGATAAAGTATTAAATCAAAATGGTCAATAGCTGGCTTATCAACTTCATAGTAAGCATATAACTTCGTATTATATGAAGTTCCATTTTGTATAATAACCCAATAACCATCTTTATTTATAGATACTTCACCAGATTTAGTTAAGTCTAAGTTTGAGCTATCACCATTTATTAGGTTTGTCTTATTAGTTAATTTTAAACCGTCAGCACTTCCTAAATACCAAGCATTTGTATCAAATACTGGTTTAGTATTCTCATTCGTTACAGTAGAATTAGCTTTAAGTACTAATGGAGTTTCTTTATAAAAGATACCTGCATCATCACAGCTACAAATTGTAATAGCTTTATTAAGGTCATTACGTATATCAGTTACTAAGGCATTTGATAAGTAATGCTTGCCATTACTATCTAACATAGTATAAACCTTATTCATATAGTCTCTACAAGTAACTAAAGTGTCAAAAGTACCAATAGTTTTCTTAAAGTTGTTATATGCCTGTTGAATAGTTTCAGGATTAGCTCCAGTATTAGCGGCAAAAATATTATCAGCGGTAAAACTTTCAGAAGAAACTTCACTCCAATCAGCAAGTGTAGGTACTTCTAATTGAGTTAAAGTATGTGAAGAAATGTTACCATTTGTACCATTAGTTCTCGTGTAGTAAATAAACAAGCCGTCGCTAAATAACTCACTATAATCTTCTGGAAATTCTATATAAGGACGACCTTCATATGAGTCAAATCCAAATTTATATACTCTAGAACCACCTGGTTGTGTATTTAGGTTATCAACCTTTTCCCAAGGTGTGCCGTCAGATAATACTTTATTCCCTTCTTGTTCATTATAGAAAATATTATAAATAAAGATACCATTTTCAGCTATCTGAGTTTCAGGTAAATAGAATCTATTATTTTCTGAAATTTGATTTACTGTAATTGAGTAGTTATCGTTAATACTCTCACATTTAACAAGCTGCCCCTCCATACACTCAATTGTACAAGAAGGATTAGTTGATGTTATGTATACAGGTGTTTGGTTTGTTGTAAAATAACTAATATCCTGGTCAGTATTAGTTATAACAGTAAATTTAGGAATTAATAAACCTTTATCGATAGCAGCACGCTCTTCTACTGATGGGTCAGAATTATAATATTTAATTACTACATCTGTTTTTGCAGACTGATAATATTTCATAGTATAGCCAAGCATGCCACAAAGTTTACGCATAGAGTCTTCTTGTGCTGCTGTAGGCATAAATGCTTCTAAAGTGTTTTTATCAATGTTATAATTTAATTTATCTGCAATACCTGTTAAAGCTTTTAATATTACAATACCAGGGTCACTTTCATTTGTGCTTGTTGGGTCCCAACGTTCAGAAAGCTTACTAGAAATCTCTAAAAGCTCATTCCATATTTGCACAAAATCTTTTTTTGTAGGCGATAAATTAAGAGTACTAATTTCATTTTTTGTAAGCATTTTTAAGTGGCTTCCTTTCTTTCTATGATTGCTGACGTGTTTCGTCAAATAATAATAAATTAAAAGTATTATGAGTATAATCTATTTGGTTTGTACCAGAAAAACTGCAATATATCTTACCTTTTACTGCATCTGAAATCAAATTAATAGAATTTCTTGACACTTTTACCTGAGGTAAGAAAATAGCAATTTGTGTATATATAGTATCAATCAACATATCTTTTAAAATATAACTATTTTGGTTAAACATATAGTGTTTTAAAAGTATACCAAAATATGGGTCACATTCTAGCTCTCCACGTTCAGAATGCAATAAAATCAGTACATTCTGTTTAGTAGCTTTTCCATATTCATCTTCTAGCCAAATTCTAGAACTATTGGTATTAAACATTTTTGGAAATTTGTACGAACGCATTAAATTAATCTCCAATCTAAGTATCTGGATATTTTTTGTCTAAATCTAATTTTAGATAACGTCTTACTTTATCTTTTGTACAGTCTTTTTCACATATTTCACAGGCAGCATTTTCTTTTTGATATTTCAAGTCATTTACAACATGATACCCTGTATCAATATCACCGTCATCTATTTCAATATTTTCTGGAAGTAACTGCCACTGTACCCAGTTTTTAAAGCATCTAAAATTAGTATCTACTTGCTTAATCAAATTTTTTGTAATTTTTTCTAGCCATTTTATGTAGTCTGCCATCTTTTTAGGCGTTGAAAAATCTTTATATTCGTTTTTATTTGCTTGCTTATAAACAAATAAAGTAGAAGACGGTATAGAAGCTGATGTATGCACATTTAGTGAGTCTAGGATACCTGCTCCACCGTCTATTTCACTTTCATAGTTAGTACCTTTATAAAGTTTGCCAATAATGATAGGCTTTTCTAAAGCATTTTCTTCGAAAGCAACAAAGACTACATCTCCAACAACTAAATTATTAAATAGCCCAGGAGTTATATTAACAAGGGCTTCCGCCTCAACCGGCGAATTACTAGAAGCAGTCTCAAATAAAGGCATTCTAACCATACAACGATTACCAGCTTTATTTATTGAGCGAATAATTGCTTTTGTAACCACAAAGTAACCTCCTTGGTCTAAAGTTTTTATCAAATAATTTAGCAAATAGATTTAATAAAAATAAAAAGTTAAAGCTATATCTAACTTTAACTTTTATATACAGCTAATCTAGTCTTTCTAAAATTTTATGTGCTATGTCTCTAAGAACCTCTCTATTTGTAGTTGTCTCATTTTCAAGCGCATTAAGTCTAGTATGTAGCTCAATATTTTCCTTTTCTAGCTCTTCCGACAGCTTTGCAAAATTACTAGCAATAGCCTGAAGAGTGTATTTAATATTATCATTCATATAATAACTCCTATAAGTTATTCTGTTTTATGGCAGCAGTTAAAGTATTTTTCATAAGCATGGCAATCGTCATTGGTCCTACACCACCAGGAACTGGCGTGATGGCACTTGTAATAGGCTCTACATCAGCAAAATCCACATCACCGCAGAATTTTCCGTCAACTCTGTTAATTCCAACATCAATAACAACTGCACCTGGCTTGACATAATCAGAGTTAACAAAGTTAGGCTTTCCAATAGCTACAACTAAAATATCTGCTTGTTTACAAATATCTTTAAGATTTTCCGTTTTTGAGTGACAAATGGTTACTGTAGCATTCTTATGTAACATTAACATTGCCATCGGTTTTCCTACAATATTGCTTCTACCTATAATAACACAATGTTTTCCGGTAAGGTCAATATCTTCATACTTTAGCATTTCCATAATACCTGCAGGTGTGCAAGGAACGAAGTCATAGTCTCCTTGCATAATCTTACCAACATTAACTGGATGAAAAGCATCTACATCTTTTTCAGGTAAAATCGCATTAATTATTGCTTTTTCATCTAAATGTGCAGGTAACGGCAATTGAACTAAAATACCATTAATATTTTTATCTTTGTTTAAATTATCGATAAGTTCAAGTAGTTCTTTTTGTGAAGTATTTTCTGGTAAATAGTGCGTTTCAGACATAATACCTAAATTTTCACATGCTTTTCTTTTGTTCGCAACATATAATTGAGATGCCTTATCTTCTCCTACAATTATAACTGCTAAGCCAACTGTAATACTATTAGCTTTTAAATAACTTACGTCTTCTCTAATTTTATCTTTAACAAAAGAAGAGATACTTTTTCCATCAATTATTTTTGTCATACTAAATTCCTTTATCTAAGAGTTTCTAATGCGTGTTAACATACAATCAAGTGCAGTTAAATAATCGGTAAAAGTCTCAGTAAATACTTGTGTACTAGTATCTGCCCAATCACTTGTTGTTTTATTAATATGTGTTACACAAAATAATTCATTATCCATCTTTATTAAACAAATATAATTATTAAATAATATACCGTAAATACCTGTATTAGTGTATTTATACTCTTTTAAAATTTCCATAAAATATCCTATTTTGATTTTTTAATTAAGCTTCGTACGTTTTTAAGTGTTTGAATTACGGTATTTTGTTTTGTATGAGTAAATGAATTGTGAGGTACCCAAGCATCAAGTAACCCTTTTAAAGTTTTTTCTTGAGTTTTCTTTAAAATACATAAAACTAAACCAGCCTCTGGACTATACTCATCTCCAGCATGGGTTTTAGATACAGTTTTAGTACCGTCATTCCAAAATACAATAGTTGCCGGATTTTGATAAATCACTTGTTTAATATAAACTTCTTTTAAATTTTTATCTCTATCCAGATAAGCAAAACTACCTGGTACGCTAAAATTACCAAATTTATCCGGATTATAATGTTTACAAGGGTTAGCACAATAACATCTATTTGATACAGACGTCACAGTTGAAGCATTATCAAAATAGCTACCTGACACCGTTAAAGTATCAGCCAAAGTAGTACAATTTGCATTTGTTTTATTAGAATAAGCAATAGCTGTTTCACACATAAATTTATTTCTCCTTTTAATTAATCTTCGTATTTAGCATAAAAAGCCTCAATAGACTCTAGCTTATCATTAATTTGCTGACTACAATCATCACACCAAGGACAAATCCAACCAGTTGAAATTTTTGTAGCAGGCTTACCACACTTAATACAAGTAAATTTAGACTTTTGTTCATATTTACTTACAATCTCTCTAAGCGTTTTATTATACCCAGTTAAATATACATGTAAATATCCAAACTTTTCTTTAATATCTACAAAAGCAATATTATCTCTTGCATATTCTGGCAAGGTATTTAAGTATTCTTGTATTTCTTTTATCATATCCAGCCCAAATGCTTTTAGCCAGCCTTCAGGCATTGCGTCTAACTCCGTATATTCATAATCGTAATCATCAGGTATCTTACCTGTAAATCTATTATGAGGAAGTAAAATAGGATATCTTTCACATAGCTCTTTATTTTTTTGTTTTATAAGTTCTTCTTCTCTATACATAACTAATACCATAAGCTGTAAAAGTGCTCTGAAAAAAGCTTAAAAAATTCATCTTTGTGTTCTTTCATAATATCATATACAGTGGTTCCTACTACTATATATGAGTCTTTTTCATCTTTTACATAAGCTTGTAATTCCTCTTCTACATTATTTTCGTACATATAATGTAAATGATATAACATATTATCTATAATTTTATTCCAAGCTTCTTCTGTCATGCTGCATGGAAATCCGTTATTATATTTACGAAAATCTTTTAAAATATTTTCATAGCGCCAAATAAAATTGCAGTCTAAAGAAAATACATCTCTTGAGTCATAGCCATCTTTAACACGTTCAAATGCATATTTGATTGACCATTTAGCATCCTTTAAGATTCTTTTTAGTCTGTAAAAAGGCCAAGTAATTTTATCCCAAAGGTTCCATTTTATATTATTAAAATGGAACCCTAGGCTTTTAAATTCTACATTTTTATATAATTTGCCACCAACTTCACAGTCAATATATTTAATCATATAAAATCACCTTTAACCATTATGTTTTAATAAATAGCTATTTGCAACATTTTTAAATGATTCTGAACCATCGAGAGAACGATATACCAAACCTTCACGCATAACTGCTGGATTAACAACAGACTTACCCTCTGCGCTAGCTTTCATTTCTTCCATTGTCTCTGGTAATTTTCTAATACCTAAAACCGGTACCCACTTCATACCCCAACCTTCAATAATATCTTTTCCAGCTAATGACGGTAATCTACCAGAAGCAGATGTCTTAAAGTTAAATACATATAAATCATCTTCATCAAGCTTAAGTGGATTTCCCTGAACAGAACCAACACCTTCTCCTTGGATGCATACCCAATCAAGTAATGGCATATCTTCCAAGTACTCTTTTAAATGTTTTTCAATATCATACTTAAATGCTAAATCCCAGTAGATATTGTGGTCATGATATGTTTGCTGATTTTCATCTTGTTGACGTACATTACGAGAACAAACATAAAACTCGTACAGGTCTTTTCTAAATCTTCTTTCTATTCTCTTTAAAGCATATGTACAAGAAGTTCCGTCAAGTTTTTCAGTTACAAGCCACTCTTTATCTTCTGTTAATCTCCATGGAACATTTTCGATTCTTTCTTCATCAGTTTTAGAAATGAAAGAAGGGAAGCTTCTTGGTTTATCTTTTTTCTTACCAAAGAAGAAAAACATTATTTTCTTTCCCCAATTACGTCTCATCATCCAACGAGCCCAAGGTTGTCTAAAAATATTGCTATGTCTTTGTGCCATTGCTTTGTACTTTGCATCTGGGTCAATCTTTTTACGTTTCTCATCACCAACTTCTGCATATGTAACCTTAAGCAACTCTGTTACGTCAGTACCTGGCTCCAAATCTTGCAGCTCAGGAAAAGCGGTAATTGGCATGATTAAACCTTGTGATAAGACTTTACACATCTTTAAAGTTTTAATTTTATAATGACGTTTTTCTAAGAAAGCAAATCTTTCATCTGACTCAGGTACTTTACTATCTACTTCAAAGTAAACAACCTTATCACCAACATGCATATTATCTGCTTTGTTAATAATACATCTCCAACCACCTACTTGACCGTGTTCTACTCGGTCATATCCTGGAATTGGCTCAATTCCATCAAGAGTAGTTATGTACACTAATGCTCTTTCACCTTTTGCATTTAACATTTATCTTACCTTCTTTCTAATCTATATCCAAAATCCAAATTTATTTTTTTTAATTACTTTATTACAATATCGACATACTGCATAGTCAGTTATACCGTCTGTAATGATAGTAGCTTCTTTTGGTATATGTATTTTTAAAATGTCATGAAATAACCAGCTAAAACAACCTGTAATAGAATAATTATAAAAATAAAAAGCTAGTATAAACAATATAAATAACCAAAATAAAAATTCTATAATAGTCATTTGTTGTCCCACCCCCTTAAATAGGTACACCATGCGCTAACATATATTCACAACAAGATTCTAAAAATTTACCAAACTCTCCTATTTTTTTTCTTTCAATCCAAAATCTATACCCATGGTCAAACCAATCAAATAAGTCAAAACGAAACTTTTTGTGTGGTTGTCTTATTGTCCAAAATACTCCCATACCACATGGTTTAATTTCCTGATTTAGAAGTCTAATAGTATAGCTTTCTCCATCATCTCTAGCAATTTTAACTTGTTTCTTACCTTCAGCTAAATATTTACACCGTTCAGCTATTTCATCTAATACCGAACATTCGTCACACTTGCTATCAAATAATACTTCTTTAATTTCACCAGTTTCCATGTCCATTTCAACTATTTGATAATAGTAATAAACTTTATAAACCTCTTCCCATTTTGTAGGTGGTTTATCGTTAAAACTATGACAAGTAGAATATTCCGTATCAAACCTAAACACAGTTGAAGTAGTTCCAGGATAAATTACATAGTCTAAAAATCGTTTTTGTTCTGACATATTCTAACCTGCCTTTACAATCTCGCTTACAACTTTATTAATTAGTTTACCTTCAGCTTTACCCTTTAGCTTTGGCATTACAGCTTTCATAACTGCGCCTACATTTTTGTCTACATTTTCTGAAGATAAAATAGCTTCAATCTCAGCTCTAATCTCGTCTTCATTCATCATTTTAGGAACAAACTCTAAGATAGTAGCCATCTTATGTTCATATTCATTTAAAAGGTCCTCTCTAGATGCTGGACAGGTATCAATCATGTCTTGCATAGTTTTCTTTTCTTTTAGAATAACTTTATTTACAAGCTCTTCTGTAATATTATCTTTGCATTTTTCATCAATAGCAGTTTTCTTAACTGCACCAATTAATGATGAAATAGTTTCTTTTCTAAGTTTATTTCCAGCTTTCATTGCTGTAATCATTTCTCTTTGCAAAGTTTCTAATTGCATATAAAATACCTCCTTATTTTGTATCATCTTTTATATTATACAATATAGTTGTGTTCTTTTGCATATTTCTGATAAGGATATAGCGTAGAATCTATCATATTATTGATAGCACGTAAAATAAGCCAATTCTCCATATCATATTCTTTATTCCAGCCATGCACATCGAAGTTGTGTCCGAAACAGGTGTATCTAATTCTTGAACGTACCCAATCGTCTCTATCTTCTTTTTTACCTAGCATAAAAGTAGCAGCCCAAGGCGTAGCATTCGGGCTAAAATATAAATAAAGTGGCCACCACCTACCGTTGCAAGTAAAAGGAAGTCTCCAACAAATATAACCGTATTTCTTAGTATATAAAGTGCATCCCCAATGCATAGCATTTCTACCATAAATAGTTAATTTACCAATATTAATATGGCCTGATAAAAAATCATATTTAAAGTAATACTTAATTTTCGATATCACACGAGCCATGCCACACACCTCTTTCTAATTTTTTATTATTCTTCTTTGTATTTATATTAGCAAGGTCATAAATAAATTTAGTAAAAGAGAACTTGAAATTTATCTTTTTTGGCAGATAATAAAAAAGCATTATAATTGGTGTTATATAACCAAATATAATCATTAAAAAGCAGGCTAAAAACATTCCATCGTCTTTAAAATAATATGGGTCATATTCTTCGCCACGCATGTCTAAAAGCCAGGAAGCAACCAGCGAAATAAACCCAACTACTAACCAAGTAATTACTAAAATAACTAAAGTTGTATTAGAAATAGTTAACATAATAAATCCTCCTATAAGTTATACTTAATTTCTTTAATATATCTATAATCAACATGGTCAACTAACCATACATTATTAGTTGATAGATAAAATTTAATTCCGTCTTTCACCATTTTCTTCGTATCTATAACAAGTACAACACATTTACCATGTCTAGCACCTACGCTAATAGCTGTTTGTACATCTTTGGATAGATGTACGTACAGTCTACTCATTGGCTTTATACCATTTGACATAATGCTACTCAAAAATCTAGATGCTGTACCATGGTATAGTTCATTCGGTGGTAAACATTCTTTTAGCTCTACATCAACATTAACACTATGACCTTGGTTTGCTCTGATTAAAGTTTTATTTTCGTTAAAAGAATATCTACCTTTTTCATCTGTAGCTACAATTTCTTCTAAGTCTTTTAAAGTAATTTTTCTTCCAGACTTGTTTATTCCAGCTATTAATTCATCTACTTTTGCCCAGCCATTGGTATCTAAACTGATGCCAATTTCTTCAGGTTTATGTCTTAAAATAAGACTTATAAATTTGCTTAATCTACTATTTGGCATAAATAATCTCCTAAACTAACTCGCAAAATTCAAATTCTGCTCCGCATTTTCCACATCTAACTACTCCAGAGGTGCCAATCGAAGTTGGCACAAAATGATAGCTATATCTACCGCCAATACTTCCACCAGCTTTCAATTTCTTATGGTCAGTATTTAAACCATGTACTTCTTCGTCATGCTTGTCACACCAAGCTCTAATTGCTTCTTGTTCAGCTTCTGTAATAGGAAAACCTCTATGATAATCAGCTCTCATTTCTTCTAGCTCGGTTTTCATTTTTTGGAGCTCTTCATCTTTCCAAACATTGTCTTTTAATTCTTTATTTTCCTTTTCAAGTCTTTCAATTCTATCTAAGTCA